ACCCGAGCCGCTGGCGGCTGGTCTACCAGCAGGAGCCGCTCGAGGAAGAGGAAGCAATCTTCACGCAGCGCCACATCGACGCTGCGCTAGAACTAGGAGCACACCGTCGCCTGGGCCAAGTCTTCGATCACGAGCAACTCGTGCTTGGAGTCGATCCGGCTACAACCGGACGGGCGGCGAGTGTGCTCTTGGCAATTGACCCTGAGACTCGAGTCCGTACTGTGGTAGACCTGTTCGTGGGTGCTGGCCTGGGAGCTACCGGCGTGAGGTACGACCTCATGTATCAGTTCTGGGAGAAGTACAAAGAGCATCGTGTCGACACCACAGTGATCGAGTCCAACTTCGTCAAGACCTTGAAGGGTGACGAGGCCTTCATGGCTCGAGCCGAGGCGCATGGCACGCACATGCCCGACTGGCACACCAGCGGTCGGGGTAAGCAAGGCAAGTGGGACGAAGAGTATGGCATCGCCGCTATGGAGGGACTCTTCACTCAAGGACTCTTTGCTTTCGCCAATGCAGGCGGTGGAGACCTACGTAAGCTGGCCCCGCTTATGGAGGACTTGCTCATCTTCCCTTGGTCAGAAGTGCAGGATGCTGCCATCGCAATCTGGCTTGCGAACAGCCAAGCCAGCAGTGCGTCCCGCCAGCTTATCAACCAGAACGAAGTCAAGCAGCGCCGTGGGGTGCCCGGTGTTGTTTTGAGGCGTGGGATGCGCTAGGCTTATACGCATGACTGCCAATACCTCTGGACACTCCGAGACTGGCCCACAGCCGATTGACAGCGTACCTTATGCTCACTCGCACTTTGGGTCGCTCCGAGACCGACGAGACTGGCTAGTACAGAAACACCTAGATCACAAGGACCGGGTCCGTGCCGTAACCAACGTCGCCATTGGCGATTGGTATGTGGAGTGGCCTGACCTGAGCCGCACCCCTGAAGCTCCGACTGTCGCAAACCAGATCGAGATGGGCATCAACCACTGGGCCGCTATTGGCGGGGCGATTCTTCCTAGCGTCCATGTCCCAATCAACAAGACGAAGGACAGGCGTAGTGAGAAGTCTGCGGCTCGCAAGCGTGAGCGCAGGGTGCGTGAAATCTGGGAGTCTAGCAACGTCTCCGAGATCGCCGCCCTGCTGTGGGGCGACTACGCTGGCGCTGGCAATGCCGTCGCTGGTGTGTGGATGAACTTCGAGGAACCAGACGTATCAAAGCGCAATCCGTATGTCATCCGCTACGATCCACGCCATACGTACATTCTCAAAGACAACCTCGGCAACATCACCGAGCTACTCGTGGCTCGCAAGATCAGCAAGGCCGAGCTTGGTGCTATGTACCCACAGTACAGCGAGATGTTTGGCAAGAGCGACGATGAGATGGTGGAAGAGTGGTTCTGGTACACAGCAGACCGTGTCCAGTACGCCATTGTCGACGTGTCTCGAGACGGCAAGGTGGGCAACCGCCAGGTCATGGTTGTGGATGAGGAATGGGACCTCGGCTTTGTTCCCGCATGGGAAGCCGTCCGTCCGACCTTCGATGGTCAGCGCCGAGGCGTATTCGACCAAAGCCTCCACATCCTCCGCACCATGCACCGCCTCATGCTGATGACCATCATGAGTTCGGAAGAGCACGCCTTCCCTGCGGTTGGCTCTTACGACGTGGTCAATCCAGAAGACTTCGGGCCGGGGGCCGTCCTGCAATACCGTTCTTCGGAGGGCAGGCTCGACCGTCTGGGACCTACCTCACATTTCGATGTGAAGGACACTATCGCCCGACTGGGCGAGGAAGCCGCAAAGCAATCTGTGTATCCCCAGCAGCTAAGCGGTGAGCCAGGAGCGAGTATCGTGTCATCCCGAGGGATCAAGGCCTCTATGGGCGCACTCGATGCACGGCTCGCTGTGGCACACAAGCAGTTTGAGATCCTCTTCGGCAAGGTGTCAGGCTTCGTCCTGGCGATGGACGAGAAGTTCGCTGATTCCGAGAAGACCATTTTGGGCGACGTTACAGACCAGAGCGATGCTGAGGTCTACGTTCCTAGCGAGCATGTCGCCGGGTCCTGGACTGTCGCCTGCTCCTACGGTATCGGCGCTGGGAGCGACCCCGCCAACATTGAAGTGCGCCTCAACATGAACCTTGCCAACGGCCTGATCTCCACGGAGACAGCCCGGAAGCAACTGCCGTTCCTCGAGGACCCCGACGCCGAGAAGGTGCTCATCCTCAGAGAGGCTATGGAGATGGGCGTGATCCAGGGGATCATGGCTATGGCCCAGGGCGGCGACCCAACGATGGCTGCCAAGGGACTCGATCTGCTTGCCAATGACGATACCAAAGACATTGGTGAGGTGCTTCAGGAACTTGTGGAAGCCTTATTGGCTGCTCCCCCGGAACCTGATCCTGCGGCTGGGGGCGGCGATCCCGCCCTAGCTGCGCTGCAAGGTGGAGAGTCGCTCGCTCGAGGTGGCGTCCCTGGACAGGCAGAGCAGGCACCGCCCGGCATGGGCATGCCGCCGCTCGCAGGTATCTTGGGGCAAGATTCAAGACAGGTGAGCTAGATGGTTGATGCAGCAAAAGCAATCGAACCCGGCTCAACACAGTACGGCGACCGTGCCACACTAGAGCAAGGCCTGGCCGGTACTTCAGGCGGAGGGCCAGCAGGCGTGGCTTCGCCCGCACAGGCACCGCCCGCAGGCGGCGTGAGTATCCCAGAGGACCCTATCGGCGGGCTGATGTCCGGCGAGGTGAGTGGTAATTCTGATCTTCCCATCACAGATGGGCTGTCTCAAGGCGCTGGTGCCGGTCCGCCTCCGAGAGTAGATCCGAGTATGCAGACCAGTCGAGCCAACAAGGTCAGAGACCTAGCACAGAATGCTTCTTCTCCGGTCATCCGACAAGCGGCCAGGAACGAGTTGCGCCGCATGCTCCGTGATCCCATCTAATGACAGAGGAACGTGACCACTATGCGTACGGGCAAGATGTAGCGACCAGCTTCGACCGCAAGTGGCAGGACTCTGTGGCAGAGCGGGCCTTTCAGAAGACTGTCCGAGATGCCCAGACCCTTCTGTCGTTCTACCGTGAACGGGAGCGGTCTGAGGCAACCCTGCCCGAAGATTCAGATGAGGCCACGCGTGTTAACACGGCCTATCAGGCTGACCGCAAGTTCATCCCCAACGCCCCCGCTACCTACAAAGAGTATGCCGCACAGCGCCAGGCTGGATTCGAGAGCGACTATGTGATCGCCTACGAGGAAGCCGTAGCCGAGCATGGCGACGAGATTCCTTTCGACTTTATGATGGAATTCGATCCTACCGAGATCCGCATTCTTGGCGAGGCGGCTGGCCTGCCCGGAGCAGGCGAGATGGCAGATGAGATGGTGCTCAGGCTTGAGAACGAGGCTGCGACTATGGCCTGGGAACTACAGAAACAGCAAGAAATCGATACAGAGGTTCAGCGCCAGATTGACATGCGAGACAAGACTGGCTTACCTAGCTGGATGTGGATTTCGCCTAACGTCAAGGCAGCCGAGGGTCTTCTCGGCATGGCTACGCCGGAGGACACACGCACTGACAAGATGATCCAGAGAGACGTTACGATCGCAAAAAGAATGCAGTCTGACGAGAAGTTTGATGACGAGATCGAGAAATTCGTGCAGAGAGATCTGCGGGAGTTCTTGAACATGATCCGCAACAGCACGCTCCCGGCCGATCCTAGTGTGGCGCTTGAGAAGCAGAGAGCAGCAGGCGAGGCTCCTGAACTCCTGGAGGCGAGCGGGGGTCCTGGCACTGATGCGGGTACCGAGCTAGAGTCCGGCACGTTTGTGGACACTCCCACACGAAGGCGCTGGCAGGAGTATGAGAGTTCGCTTGCTCGAGCCGGAGGTGTCGACTTCAGGCAGATGAGTGACGACGAGATGGACGAATGGCTCGACACTCGTGAGTCGCTCATTCGTCAACAGATCAGACTATCCCCCAAGGATCACGCACTGATTATCGCTCCCGGCGACGGTGTGGGTGCCTGGGGCCGAGGCGGCGAGGTGATGGGCGAGGTTATGGACAAGGGAGCACAGTTTGGCGCCCTTGTAGCGAGGATGGGGCCGGGCACCCAGGCTACTGTCCCTGTCCTGACTGCGCTGTTTGGTAGCTCGGAGGATGCTGCCAATGAGTCAATGAGGCAGATTGAGTTGATGGACGGCCTGCCTCGTGCTGAGATCTTGGCTGCTAACTTTGGCGACCAGGCCGGGGAACTGTTTGAAGAGCTAGACCCGGAGACTAAGGAAGAGTACGTGCAAATGGGCATGGGCGACCTGCATCTGGCGAGGTCTCTTTACACTGCGGACTTGATTACTGCCATCTCTCCAGAGGACCAGATCAAGTATATCGAGAACGTTCGCAACCAAAACGAAACCCAAATGCAGGCCTTGGCCGATCAGGATTTCACCGTTGGTGCCGACATGCTTCATTTGCTCGGTGTGTGGGGGCGCAACGTGCCTGGACGCTTGTCCACCTATGCCTCTCTGCTCTTGACAGATGGCGACTACTTCGACAAGGCCCTGACGGGCCAGTGGATTGAGTTCGGGGAGCAGCTAGAGACACAGTCCGTGATGGCTGGACATACGCCGTCTAGGGCGCTAGGCATTGACGGCTCCTTCGCCGGGCTGATGCTTGACATCGGCGGCGGGATCATCTTCGACCCTACTACCTGGATCTTTGCTCCTGCGGGAGCGGCCAGGGGTGGTGCCGTCTCCACGGCTCGAGGCGTGGGCGCTTGGTCTAAAAGCACCGTTGCAAAGCAGACGGTGCGGGACTTTATGAAGTTTGGTAGAGACCCTTCCTCGGGTTCTCCTGCTATGTGGAACCTGATGAACTGGCTGGACGGCCCTGCTCGAAGTGAGATGCTGGTCGAGATTGGCTGGCGTACCAAGACCATTCCTCGTGGTGCTTGGCGTGAGACTTCCAAGAAGGCAATTGTCATGGAGCGCAACCTCTTGGACGATCTCATGTCACCGGAAGACCTTGCCAAATACACTCCTGACGAGCTTACTTCTATGCGTGCTGAGATTGCAGACCGGGGCTTTGACGAGGCCATTGAGGTTTCCTATTCCAGGGCTGATGGGACAATGTGGGTTAGTGACGGCGGCAAGAGGATTGCGGCGACCGGCGACATTGAAGCTCTGCCGGTGCGTATTCGGGTTACCGAGCAAGTTAAGCCTGGCACCACGGTGCTGCCAAATTACGGCGACGACACAGTGCGCAATATGAACAAGGTGATGGATGACCTCGTGCCTACGAGCGGTCCTCCGCCATCTGCTGCGGCTCAGGCGAAATCGTTGCAGGCTGCTGCCGATGACGTTGTCAGGAGTCCCGGCAAGCCACTTCAGCAGTTTGAGAACAATGGCAATTCATATACGCTACATTCCACGACCGTCGAAGGCACTCGTGCGCCGGGTTCCGCCGCCAGTACCGGCGACCCCAGCTTGGATGCCTTGCGGAGAGCGTCTGCGGAGACTGCTGACGCTGCCCGAGATCAGCACAACATCATGTGGTATGTCACTGACGAATCTGGTGATGTTGTCGGCATGTATGACGGTTTCATGATTGTACGCAAGCCTGGGGCCAAGTACTCCCGCCTGATGGACGATGCTCTGGATGCCGGGGAGCGATCTGGCGAGGGTTTCCTCGAGCGCCTGGTTGAGCGTGGGGCTTCCGAGAGTGCTGCCTTCTCGGAAAGGGGAGTGTCTTTTGTCAAGAGGGCAACGCAGCGGTACTTGGACGAGGCCCTTCCCACCGGAAATCGAGTGGGTAGATCTGTGGATGATCTTCTTGAAAAGGGTGAGTCTTTGGCCCGCCCCACCTACCCCGCTACTGGCTCTGTGGAGGATGTCTTTGTGCGACCCAATGATCTCCTTCCCCACCGGCTAGTACACGGTGATATTTCTGAATCTCGCATTATGGATATTGCCAAGGGGGCCATCGCACGAGGCGCAGTTCCCGACTCGGGTCAGTATTCTGCTCTTGCGCTGCGCTCAGGCAATGCCCTCCGAAAGCTCTTGCGCTCCAATGCGCCTGGCCGCTGGCTCCAGAGGAACACCGGGGCATTCAGTTCTACGAAGTGGCGTTCGCTGTCTGACCTGTCCGCTGTGGATGATCTCGTTGACGATATGTTCCGCATGTTCGGTGACGACACGGAAGCTATGACTCTACACTTGGACAAGATCTTCGAGTGGGAGGCGAAGAACCACACAAAGAACTCTCGCTATCTTGAGGAAGTAGCCAAACTAGGACCCAAGCGTAGCCGTCTCATTGAGATGGAGGATACTCTGGGTACGCCGTACGACGAGCCGACGAGTTTAGCCGCCGAAGCATCCGCCAAAGTGAAGCCCCCAAAGGAGGTCATTGGGGAGAGTGTGGAGCGTCAGGAGTTGCGGAATGCTTACCACGCCTTGGACAAGGAACTGAAGAGAGACTTTGCGAGGATTGACGCAGAGACCGGCGTGCTCCGAGCTAACGACGAGCTTGAGAAAATCATGAAGGACATTTGGGATGAGTTCTATGACACCCGCATTGCTACTAACCCTGTGTGGAAGGGCTACAAGATGTACAACGACGACGGCTCTCGCAACTGGGCACAGATCTCAGCGGGGCCGTTGAAAGAAGAGCCGGGCGCCGCCACACAGGCCGGTAGAGAAGCCGCAACGGCGGAGACTATGCAGGGCGTTGGTGAGGAATTGGGCGTGGATGCGGAGAAGCTGATGCAGCAACTCTCTCACGGCCAGAACGTCAAGCTGTCAACAGTTCTCGAGGCCTCGCCCCTTGAGATGATTATCGCCTCCGAACTGGGGGGCGCTGCGTGGAAGGCAGCTACACACAACGTCTGGGTTGGAGGACTTCGAGAGACTGCTCAGACCCTCAACCGCCTGTGGACAATTGACAAGGTCTTCACACTAGCGACCGCAGCCACAGTCAGCTTTGATGAGCTACTCAGAATCTTCCACCGCTTTGGTATGAGGTCTATTACTCGCTGGGGAAGGGACAGAGCCATCTATACCCAGGCTCGTATTGCTGCCCTTGCTCATCCGACTCCGGGTGTAGCGGGCCAGCGCACGTTCCATATTGGCAAGGAGTACGGGAGCGAGTTTCTGAAAGAGTCAAAGCAAGCACGTATGCAGATCCTTGAGGACTATGGCACTCGCTTCAAGACGCTTGAGCGCCAGATGTTTGAGCAGCATGGTCTGGGTTGGCAGGACATCCTGCCCGGCGATTCCGGCTTCCATGAGGCGGCTCGGGCCTACACAGGAGGCATGGTTCAGGACACCGGCTTCCGTTCGTTCTTGCGGGGCCGGGAAGCGTTCCGTGAGTGGTTCCTCAGTCCTGACGGCGAGCGCCTACGCCAGGGCACTGTGATGACAATGAAGGACGGCAAGGCCTCGACTCTTATCGCCACAGCCGACGACTACTTCGACGGCTGGACTAGCCTGTTCGATCGGGTGGTTCTTCATCCTGCCCGCAAGGCCGGGAAGTACGACGAGGTCCGAGCGGCCTGGGTCGAGACTGCCGCAGCAGTGGATGCGTCAGGCGGTGTGGCTAAGGAGTTGCCGGACCTCGCCATCAACCACATGGGTGCAGTCCGTGGAGTCAAGAGGAATCCTGGAGGCACTATGGATGCCACTCGTCTGACAGAGGGCTTCTTTGACAAGCTGTTTATGGACCCGACCAACTACCGTCGTGGGTTCTTGGCCGACCTCACCCGCACCCACGAGAAGGCTCGTCTGCTGAATCTTGCGAGGGACCAGGGTATTCAGGTAGTCTCCGACCCCGAGCTTGAGGCCATCTTGGGCCTGCAAGGCCTGGCAGGGTCGCAGCGCACCGGACTTCAGGGAGTCGTCCACGAGATGGCCGTCAAGGCTGGTTACATGCCCGAGAGCATGATCGACAACCTGGCAGAGAAGGCTGTTCGCAAAGAGATCGAGCATACCCTCTATCAGTTCGATGTCAGTTCTCGCCTCGGTGCAGCGTCCCGTATGGTCGCTCCGTTTGGTAAGCCGTGGGCTGACATGGCTGCCTTCTGGGGCAAGAACGTTATGCGCAAGCCGGTCCTACGAGGCTGGATCAACGAGAAGAACGCTCTGGGTCTACGCACCTTGAACGAGAAGGGACTGTTGTCCTTCCCTGTGCCGAACAAGAGTGCGGCGCTGATCTCGAGGATGGCTCACACTGACTTTGAGATTGACAAGGGCTTCTTCGGAGGCGACCGTGAAGAAGGCCTCTGGGGCACCGCCGTTGGCGAGCCGGGCACAGGCATCAGCCAGTCGGGCGGCATCATCCCCGGCTCTGAGTCAACCAACTTCTCCCCCCTGTTCTTCATGCCTACCCAAGGCGAGAACCCGTTCCAGTACATGCTGCCGGGCCTTGGCGTGGTGCCTGTCTATGCCCTGGATCTGCTTATGTCCAATTTGTATGACCCTGTGAAAGAACCAGAAGAGTACCAGACGCTTAAGGACAACATTGGGCAGGTTGTCACGTCAGCAAACTTCGCAGGACAGGGCGGGTTTGCAAGACTCTTCGGTGGAGGTACAACTGGAAAAGCGTTCGGCATCACAACTGACCTAGTCGGCATGTCCGGCCACAACTCATATTTCAACATCACCTCTGCAATGGGTGACATCACTCGTGAACTGAATCGCACGAGAGAGATCTCTGCTCTGATGGCTGACCCCGCCATCCTGGCTACGCTTCTCGCCGCCGACGACGAAGCCGAGGCCATGCTGCTGCTCGAGTCTTTGGTTATCGAAGCTGACACTAATGCGTCCCAGGCTCACCTGGCTACGACTGTCTTACGTTCGATGGCTCCTATCTCTTCAGAGTTCAGCGCTGCCATCGGAGAGATTCAGGATGTGTGGATCGAGGCAGCGGCCTTTGAAGAGTTCACTCCCCTGATGCCGCAGGATTTCGGCAACATGACAGAGGAAGAGAAGCGCCAGGTCGCTAACGACATCAGATCTGAATACTTCACGCTAGAGGCGTGGCAGCGTGACGCAATGATCGTGCAGCAGCCGAGCCTTGCGGTCAACCTTGTCGGGTCGTGGGAGTGGACGTTTGAGGCCAAGAACCAGGCTCTCGAAGGAACGAACTACTCCTACAGCACTGGCGGCACGAAGGCAGATCTTCACCGCCACGAGGCTCTTGTACGGGCGGGCATGGTGCGGCCGATCCAACCAATCGAGCGGGCGCAGCGCATCCTTGGAGTCATTGATGCTGCCCGGCGAAGTGCGGCCACAGCCATGTACACCGAGCAGGTAGAGCACAATAATGATCTGATCTGGGAAGTAGCCGCATCCACGGACGAGGACACTCAGAGCGTGCTGAACTTCGTGCTCACTACGTCGTTCGCAGAGGATTACGATCTGCGCACGCCTGAAGAGGTGTGGCGCAACTGGAGCACCATCGAGGATGATCTGGAGTATTGGTTTGCAAAGAAGGTAGGCGTGGAAGCAGTGGAGGGCGAGTCCGGCCGCAAGGAAGATCAGACGGACTTTGACACCATTAAGCGCATGATGAAAATCGCTGAGGATATGAAGCCCTGGGGCGTGTCCTTCCCCGGCATCGATGAGCTTAATGTCTCAGACCGCTTCAACCAGTTGGAGATGTTCCGTGTCACAGACAAGACTCAATACCTGGCCGACGCCGTGGGCATCCACGTCGAGGCGGGGATGACTGGCGAGGACTTGTACTATGCAGCCCAGCAGGTTTATGTTCAGCAGAAGACTCCCACCTTTGCTGTGGCTCGTCCTGCGTACAATCGCTATGTCGCAGAGCGTGGGACGAGAACAGGTAGAGACCTGATGCACGAGGCAGCGCAGAGCGACTTGATTTCTGAGGACGTTCGAGAGACCATTCAGCAATTCCTCTTCAAGGATCAGATCATGAACGACCGGCGTCAGGCCGACCGCAGGAATGGCCTGTCCTTGTCCGACCAGCAGAGGATGAGAGACGAGTTCCTCTACATCATGAAAGGCTCGAAGGTGACAGAGATGGACATCAAGGATGAGGAGACAGACATGACTCCCTGGGAGATGATCTGGGAAGAGCAGTATGAGGACACCTACGGGCCTCTGGACTGGGAGCCGCCTGAGCCTATCTCTCCCCTCAAGGACGACGGCAGCATCAACGACAACGTGCTCCTGCCCTCGATCAAGATCGTCCACGACGGCGATACCATCCAGATCCAAGAGTACCCCGGCAGTCCTAACCTTCGGGCTGTGCGGCTTCTCGGCATCCGTGCGCCAGAGCTTGGGGGCAAGGACAACGAAGCAGCCATCGAAGCAGAAGAAGCCCTCAAGGACGCAATCGTGCAGGGAGTCAACAACGGTGATAGAATCTACCTAGTGAGAGACTCCCGATTTGGTAACACTGACCACTACGGCCGCATGCTGGCCTGGCTGTGGATTGGCGATACTCCGTACTACAACCCAGACGATCTTCGGCCGCATCAGGACCCGAGTAACTGATGGCGATCAAAGGCGGATTCGTAGTTGCTGACACCCACAGCGGTACTGACGCTGCTGAGGCGGCGGCAATGCGTGAGGCGCTGGAGAGGCAGAGGGCGGAGGATCTAGCTGCTTCTCAGGGTAAAGAGGACAAACCCCTTACTACTCACGAGCGAATCGATGACGAGTTTGGTCGAGACGCCAATGCGTGGATGTCCATTGCTGTCCAGGGGATGGCAGCCGCCTTGTCTAAGTATGCCTACGACAACGGCTACGACGACAATTGGATGAATACCCACGGCGACGAGATGCAATCCACGCTTCATTGGCTCGAGAATGAGTTGATGATGAATGCCGACAATATGTTCAATCGCATGCCCCCTGCGTTCTTGGCCTCTCAGGCCGGTACCGCACAGGGCATGGGTCGTGCTTACTTCATGGACACAGCCGAGGGGGTTAACAAGCTCATCGATACCGCCATCATGCGGTTCGGCAGCCTGACTGGCCTCAAGCTCGAGCGTCAGAAGCAGAAGCCCTCCGGTTCTGGGCGAGGGTCTGGGCGAGGGTCCGCTGGTCCTACCGCTGATGAGATTCGCAAGCAGTTTGACATCAAGGAGTTGTCCAACGCAGTGAACAACATGAACAGATCCCTCGTGCTCGAGGAACATGCCGATCCTACGAGGGTTGCTCGGGCCTATGTGGAAGCTATCGTCAGGACCAAGGGCGAGACCAAGATCGATTTTGAGACTTATGTGAGAGATGGGATCGAGAAGACTGGGCGGTACGAGAGCATCTATCGCAACAAGCCCGAGGACCTGACAGCCGAGCAGTATATGGCTCCTTACATTCAGTCCGCTACTGAGGTCGTCGGCGGAGACCAGGCCTCTGAACTCGCTATCGAGGGCGCTCGAGGCGGGCACACAGGACAGCAGTTCGGCCAGAGACTTAAGCGCACAGACGAAGTGACAGGCAGTTCGGGCTTTATCAATGGGCTGGAGTCGAGACTTACGCAGTTGAACTCCATCTTCAAGGGATAATCATGGCACTATCACCAAACGCACTCTTCGGCTACTTCGACAGAGATCCGAAATACGCCAAGACACTAGAGATTCTCAGGAGGCTGCAAGAGGAACACCCAGATAAGTTCGAGGGCTTGCTGAATCAGCCGGATCGCTTGCAGCAGTGGGTGGAGCAGATCGATAGCGGTACTCGTGATGACGCATCCACCGCTGCTGATATTGACAAGTACATCATTGCTGGTGCCACACCCACAAATCAGGTAGATCCGGGAGGCACGCAGGGCACCGAGGAAGAAGAACCCAGTGGCGGTGGCTTTGGCGCTGGCGAACTCACCATCCTGACCGGCGAGGACATGAAGTGGCACTTTGACCGCAAGAGCGGCAAGTGGATGGTCTCTTATGGCCTGCCCGGCTCAGGTCGTCGGCTCGTGTTTGAGGCCGAGACGCAGGACATGGACAAGATTTTCGGTACGGGCATGCGCCCCCAGGACTACGAAGTTGTGGATACTCGAGAGTTCTTGGGTCGAGACGGTGTGACCTTCGGCGGTGATGTCCTAGAGATGACAGGCACAGGCTCCTTCGAGGGCGAGATGGAGCGAGTCATCGCTCTGGCTATGGACGAAGGCAAGCTGCCTGACTGGGCCGATGAGAGTGATGAGATCATGGACATTCTGTTCATTGCCCAATCCGAAGGCAAGGATATGGCATGGACAGTTCGCCAGATTTCCGATACCCAGTCATTCAAGGAGCGCTTCCCTGGGATTGACAAGATGATGAAGGAGGGCGGCATGGACCTGTCTGAGGCCATTCCCGCGTTCCTCGAGTACGAGGCAGGAGTCAATGCGGCTATGAAGGCTGCTGGTCTTGAGCACGAAGTTACCCCTGACATCATTAGTGGCCTGATCGACGCCGGACACTCTCTGACCGTCATCAACTCCACTGTGGCGGGCTACAACCGCATGCAGAACTACAAGCCTGCGCTCGATGCCTTCAACGAGGTGCTTGCAGCTAACGGCATGGACACGATCACCTCCATTGATGACATGCTTGACTTCGTGGCGGGTCGATCCTCGTCTGAGGTCTATGACCTGTACGAAGCCTCGAGCATTCAAGAGGCTGCTGTGGGGGCTGGTCTGGGCGGTGTCTTCTCGGTTGATGATGCGATGAACACAGCCTACGCCACCAACCAAACCCTTGAGAGCGCCACAGCGGGCATGCAGAAGGCGGCTGAATTCCTCCTGCGTATGCGTCATGAAGTGAACATGGGCAGTCTGACCGAAAGTGAACTGATTGACATCAACCTCGGCGTGACCCCACGCTCTGGCCGGTCCACGGCTGAGATCCATGAGAGCATCAACCGAGCGGTATCCTCAGCCCAGGGTGATCTGTTGAAGCGTGCCCAGTCTGCAAAGTCCTATGGCTCAGGCGGTACTCCACAAGCCGTAAGTCTGCGGCGAGCACGACAAGAGTCATAATCCGTGCTAGTATTGTGTTTGAAATCTTCGTGGCCCCCACGTCCACGGAAGTAGTTCCGCAAAATCGTGGCGTAAGCGGACGATCAGGAGGAAACGAATGAGCGAAGAGACAATTCCGCAGATGCGGGA